AAAGCACCGCACAGACTGAGACCAAGCCGGTCGTGCTAGGCAAGAAGCCAAGTCTTGAAGAACATGACTATGACGCTGACAAATTCGAGACAGCACTAGCTGATTGGTTTGAGCGCAAGCGACAAGCCGATGAGTCAAATGCCAAGCAAGAAGCTGAAGTTATGAATCAGCAAAAAGCATGGCAAGCCAAACTGGATGGCTATGGCAAGGCGAAAGCCGAGCTGAGAGTCAAAGATTTTGAAGACGCTGAGGCCGTGGCCCAAGAGTTGTTCAACATTACCCAGCAAGGCGTGGTGCTCCAAGGTGCAGATAATCCTGCACTCGTCATCTACGCGCTCGGCAAGAACCCGAAGAAGGCAAAAGAGCTGTCCGACATTAAAGACCCCGTAAAGTTTGCCTTTGCGGTAGCAAAACTGGAGAAAGAATTGAAAGTTACAAACCGCAGGGCAGCCCCGCCACCCGAGAGAATCGTGTCAGGAACTGGCCGAGTATCTGGGGCGGTGGACTCAACCCTTGAACGGCTGAGAGCAGAAGCGGAGAAGACTGGAAACATGACGAAAGTCATCCAGTACAAAGCGCAGAAGCGAGCAGCTTCCAAATGACCATTTTTTAATTTAGGAGCCAATCATGGCCAATAGTTTCTCAAAAGAAGAACGCGTAGCGTTCGAAGACATCCTCGAAGGTTTCCAAGACTTGCTGGTCTTGTCTCGTCACGTTTCGGTCTACAACACAGACCAGACAATGATGGCACGCACCAACAACGTCATCTGGCGCCCAATGCCTTACATGGCGCAATCCATCAACAGCACTCCTGGCACAACCATCGCTGGTTCATACCAGAACATGACTCAGTTGTCTGTGCCCTCCACCATTGGCTTCAGCAAGACTGTGCCTTGGACAATGACCACTCTTGACTTGCGTGACGCATTGCAAGAAGGTCGTTTGGGTGAGTCAGCCAAGCAAAAGCTCGCATCCGACATCAACGTGGCGATCATGAACACCGCAGCTGCTCAAGGCACTTTGGTTGTTCCAGTCTCCACTGCTGCCGGTGATTATGATGATGTGGCCTTGTGCGACAGCATCATGAACGAGCAAGGCGTGCCTGACTACGATCGTTTCATGGGTCTCGCAAGCCGCGACTACAACGGTCTGGCTGGTAACTTGTCTCAGGCAAGCCGTTCATTCGGTAACGCCAAGTCTGACAAAGCCTACGAGCGCAACTTCGTCGGCATGGTCGCAGGCTTTGACACCTACAAGTTTGACTACGCAAACCGCATCGCTGCTGCTGCTGGTGGTGTCACAACCATCGACACTCAGAACGCTGCTGGCAACTACTTGGTGCCACAAGCTACTTCGACTTCTGTCGGTGGCCAGATCAACGTTGACAACCGCTATCAGACTGTCACTGTGTCCAACACAGTTGGCATCGTTGCTGGCGATGCCTTCACGATCGATGGCGTGGTTGCTGTGCATCACATCACCAAGCAGTCCACTGGCCAACTGAAGACATTCCGTGTCATCAGCGTGACCAACGGCACACAAATGGTGATCAGCCCTGGCATTATCTCCAACCAAGTTGCAAGCGATGCATCTGCACAGTACAAGAACGTTATCGTTACTCCTGCTGCTGCTGCAAACATCAACTGGCTCAACACCGCAGCTTCGAACATCAACGTGTTCTGGCAGCGTGACTCGTTGGAAATCTTGCCTGGCCGCTACGCAGTCCCATCCGATGCTGGCACCGCAGTGATGCGTGCTACCACCGATCAGGGCGTGGAGCTGGTAATGCAGAAGTTCTATGACATCGATAGCATGACGATCAAGTATCGCTTGGACACACTGTTCGGTGTGGTCAACAAGCAGCCTGAAATGTCCGGCATCTTGTTGTTCAATCAGCCCTAAGCTGATTTAGGGGGGAAGGGGCTTCGGCCCCTTCTTCTTTCTTCATTCCAAGGAGCGCACCATGCCATTGACAAAAGGTTACTCAAGCAAGTCCATCGGCAAGAACATTGCCAAAGAGATGAAGTCAGGAAAGCCTCAAAAGCAATCCGTGGCCATCGCATTGAACGTGGCGACCAAAGCAGCCAAGGCCGCAGGCAAGCCAGGCAAAGCACCCAAGAAGGCCATGAAGTGAAAGCCGGTCTATACGCCAACATTCACGCCAAGCGTGAACGCATTGCAGACCAGAAGGCCGCAGGCAAAACGCCTGAACGTATGCGCAAGCCTGGCACAAAAGGCGCACCTACAAAGGCTGCATTTGTTGCATCTGCCAAGACAGCCAAGCCCATGAAAGGCAAAAAATGAGCGTGTTTCCAGTAATGCTTTACAAAAGCCCAGGCATCCACAAGAAGCCAGGTGGCGGAACTTACACCTACATCAGCGTGCAAACGCAAGAAGAATTCAATGAAAAGACCGATGCAGGATGGTTTGAATCATCTGCTCAGGCCATTGAAGCCGCAGGCGAAAACGCTACACCAGCAGGCAAACCAAAGCCAAAGTGGGCAATCAAGCCAATAAAGAAGAAAAAGCCAGCCAAGCCACTCGACTGGCGTGAGCAGGTCAAGCCCGAGCCAGCGCCAGTTCCCGAGCCTGAGCCAGAGCCTATTGATGAGGACGCAGGGCCAACCCGCGAAGAACTTGAGGCTAAGGCCACAGAATTAGGAATTCGCTTTGATGGTCGCACAAAAGACAAAAAACTGGGACAATTGATCCAAGACAGATTGTCTGAGAACACAGGAGAATGACATGGGATGGACAAAGCGTCAATTCGTCGCACAGGCCTTCGAGGAAATTGGCCTTGCATCCTACGTCTTTGACTTGACCTCTGAACAGTTGCAATCTGCCCTGCGCAGGCTTGACACCATGATGGCCGCATGGAATGCACTGGGCATTCGCTTGGCATACCCACTGCCATCCAGCCCTCAAGACAGCGATCTGGACGAGCAGACCAACGTGCCTGACAGTGCAAACGAGGCCATCTATACCAATCTGGCCATCAAACTGGCACCCAGCTATGGCAAGCAGGTCATGCCTGACACCAAGATGACAGCCAAGGAGTCGTACAACACGCTCCTGTCACGCGCAGCCATGCCAATGGAGCAACAGATGCCAGGCACAATGCCAGCCGGTGCAGGCAACAAGCCTTGGCGCGTCTACGACGACCCATTCTTGCAGCGCCCATACGATCCAGTCTTGGCCGGTCAAGACGGCCCACTCGAATACAACTGAGGAAATACCAACATGCCACAAATCAACCAACTCTCAAGCATCAGCCAAGTCTCTGGTGCAAACCAGATTCCGGTCTACGACCAGAACAATGGCGATGCTCGGAAAATGTCGGTCAGCGCATTGCTGCAATACTTCCAAGCTACATTCGCGGCCCCGACCGTGGCCACCAATCTGTACGTTCCAGGCACTGGCTTCAATGTGACAGTGCCAACACCAGTCAGCGAACAGCAATGGATGATCTTGCAACCTGCTGGCACACTGGCCACAGGCACGATCACCCTGCCACTGAACACTGGCGTGCCTGATGGCACTCAAGTGCTGGTGACAAGCACCCAGATCATCACAGCCTTCACGCTGGCGCTCAATGGCGCGTCTAATGCATTTGGTGCACCAACCACACTGGCAGCCAATGCATTCTTCACTATGCGTTTCTATCAAGCCACAAATTCGTGGTATCGCATCGCTTAATTTTTAGGAGATTTCATCATGTTTATTCAACCAAGTCTGACCCAAAACCAAGTCGATGTGATTCTGCCTGTTGGCGAGTACATCAGCATCGGCAACACCGGCAACGAGGCCACCACAGTTCTGTTGCAATCTGTTGCACCAAGCGCACAATATTGGAACTACAGCACCATTGGCACGCTGTTCAACACTGCCCAGACCTTCGGCCCTTACACCGAAGAGCGCACAATCCGCATTGACAATCGCAATGCCACTGTCGAGTACAGCATTGGCGCACAGCCTCAACTGCGCAGCTTCCCTCAATTGGTGATTGAGAATAAAGGCCCAATTGGATTGGTTGAGCCTGCTGGCACATTCGTGACTCTGACATACGATAACAACGCAGGAAAAGTTCGTTTGAACAGCGCTGGCGCTCATGGCCTGACAGCAGCCGTGGCAGTTGGTGAAAATGTTTATGTGACATGGAGTGGCGGCACAGGCGTGACTGGTTTGTACCCAGTCACAGCATTGGACACTGACACCACCGGCACAGCAGTCACAATCGATCTGGCTTACAAAAGTGCCACTGCCACGATCACCATCGCAGCACCTGGCGTGGTGACATGGACAGATCATGGATTGTCTGCCAACAGCACGATTCGCTTCTCGACCACTGGCGCATTGCCAACTGGCTTGGCCATCAACACGACCTATTACGTCAAAACTGTGTTGTCACCAAACACATTCACTGTGTCAGCATCCGCAGGCGGTGCAGCCATCACCACAAGTGGCACGCAAAGTGGCGTGCAGACTGCCTTGGTCTGGTACGGCACCGCAGTGGTCGCTGTGGCCAACACAGCAGTCACTCTGTCCTCTGTCACTGTGCCAGGCTGGTCGGTCGGAACTGGTGGACAGATCGAGATCAATGCACTTTTCAGCTTAACCAACAGTGCCAACGCCAAAAACCTTGGAATGACATTTGGTGGTAGTGCAGTCTTTACATTGGCCTCAGCCAACGTTGCAAGCGTATCGGTTCAAAAAGAGATTGTTAATCGTGGTGGCTCGCAAATTGTCTCAAGTGCAGTTGGCGCAACTGGCCACGGAGCATCAACAGGTACTGTCTTGACACTAAGTGTTAATACCAATGTCGATCAGACATTTGCAATCACTGCTCAACCAACAACTGCAAATGAGCTGGTTCAATTGGAATACTACAGTTTGCAAGCTATCTTCTGATCATGGCAACCAAAGACTCAAGACTCGCTCGCGCTGGCGTGGAGGGCTACAACAAGCCAAAACGCACGCCATCGCACCCAACCAAAAGCCACGTTGTCGTGGCCAAGGCCGGTGACCAAGTGAAGACCATTCGCTTTGGTCAGCAAGGCGTGTCTGGGTCTCCAAAGAAGGAAGGCGAGTCGAAGGCATCCGAGGCTCGTAGAGAATCATTCAAAGCCAGACACGCTGAGAACATTGCCAAAGGCAAGATGAGCGCAGCGTATTGGGCTAATAAGGTCAAGTGGTAAGCCATGCAAATACCAATCCTCAACGGCATCTACGCTGACAACACGCCAGAGCTGCGCACCAGTTATCCGGTCAACATGATGCCTGTGCCAAAGAAGTCTGGCATCAGCAATGGATTCCTGCGTCCAGGCGATGGCATTGTGGCTAATGGCACAGGTCCAGGCACTGACCGTGGCGGCATCAACTGGAATGGTATCTGCTACCGAGTCATGGGCACCAAACTGGTGTCGGTGGCTAGAGATGGTACTGTGACGACTCTTGGCGATGTTGGTGGACCAACCACTGATCTGGTGACGATGGATTACAGCTTCGACTTGCTGGGTATTGCATCAGGTGGCCGACTTTACTTCTGGGACCCAGTTGCATCCACACTCACGCAGAACACCGATCCAGACCTAGGTGTGGTGCTCGACTTCTGCTGGGTAGATGGCTACTTCATGACGACTGATGGTGCCAATTTGGTCGTCACAGAGCTTTCTAATCCATTAGCAGTCAACCCGCTAAAGTACGGCAGCTCAGAAGTTGATCCAGACCCTGTAGTGGCACTCATCAAGCTGCGCAACGAGGTTTATGCGCTCAACAGCAACACCATTGAGGTGTTCGACAACGTGGGTGGCGACTTGTTTCCATTCGCACGTATTGATGGCGCACAAGTCCAAAAAGGCGTACTTGGAACGCATGCATGTTGCATCTTCCTTGATCGCATTGCATTCTTGGGCGGTGGTCGAAACGAAGCTCCATCAATTTACATTGGTGCAGCAGCGACCACCCAAAAACTTAGCACCCAAGAGATTGACAACCTGTTGTTGCAATATACAGAAGCTCAATTGGTGCGCGTCCAACTAGAAGCACGCAACGACAAGAACCATCTGCACCTTTATGTGCATCTGCCAGACCGCACCATTGTTTATGACGCATCAGCATCGGAGGCATTGGGCGAGGCGGTCTGGTTTACACTGGCCAGCACTGTGGTCGGCTTTGCGCAATATCGCGCACGCAACATGGTCTGGATTTACGACAAGTGGTTGGTTGGCGATCCTCAATCCAGCTCCATTGGCTACTTTGTGCAAAGCACTGGTGAGCATTGGGGCCAGCAAGTTCGCTGGGAATTTGGCACGCTGATCGTCTACAACGAAAGCAATGGCGCAATTTTCAATGAGATGGAGCTGGTCAGCTTAACAGGCAGCGTGGCCTTGGGAACAAACCCACAGATCAGCACCAGCTACAGCGTGGATGGCAAGTCATGGAGTCAAGATCGCAGTATCACAGTTGGCACAATTGGAAACACCGTCAAGCGCCTGGCATGGTTTCAGCAAGGCCACATGCGCAACTGGAGAATCCAGCGTTTCCGTGGTGACAGCGATGCTCACGTGTCGTTCATCCGTCTTGAAGCCCAGATCGAGGCATTGGCATTCTGATGGCAACCTCACCTGTTTCCCGCAGATTGAACTTGACGCGAGATCAGCTCGCAACGTTTCTGACTGACCAGCAACAGATCAGGCAGTTTGAATTGCTGTTTGCTACTGTTGATGAAATTCAGGTTATCACAGGAACTGACTTTGAGTACCAGGCAGACACCGCAGCGGCAAACGCCAACAATGCACTAGCCCAGATTAGTGCGCTGGCGCAGGATACAGCAGTAGATGACGCTGTACTGAATGCCAAGATTCAGCAGGCTTTGGATGCTATTCCACGATTGGCCCAAGCATTGGACTTGCTTGCACTAGCACCTGTGCGCAACAATATCGAACTGGCACACGATGTGAATGGCATCCTGCCTTATGCAAACCAAACCGCCTCAGTGCGATCTAATCAGGTGCTCACATGGCTTTCGATGTAATTACACCCGCAAAACTTGGCCAAGCGGCCATCACCACAGGCGTGACAACGCTGTACACCGTACCGGCCAGCACACGCACGCTTCTTAAAGAGTTAAGCATTGCCAACACTACGGCAGCGGCCATCAATGTGCGCGTGTTCTTGGTGCCATCGGCAGGATCAGCAGGAACTGGCAACGCATTCCTATACGATGTGCCAGTACCAGGCAACAACACTCTGCAATATAACGGCATCGAGGTGCTGAACGCAGGCGACACAATCCAAATTCAGGCAGCATCGGCAGGCCTCACAATCATCGCCAGCGGTGGCGAAGCCACATAAGGAGAATGAAATGACCGTATCAATCAAGGTTCTGATCCCACCAAAACAGGCCGAAAATGCCCAGACCACGCAGTACACAGCAGTGAACTGCAAGGCGCTGATCGACAAGTTCACGGCCACCAATACCACGGCAGGCAATGTGACGATCAGCGTTAATCTGGTGACCAGTGGTGGCGCAGCTGGCGCATCCAACTTGATTGTGGACACTCGCAGCATTGCACCTGATGAGACCTACACATTCCCAGAGTTGGTTGGTCAGGCACTGGAATCAGGCAGTTTTATCAGCACCATTGCCAGCGCAGCTACATCACTGACCATCCGCGCATCTGGCCGCGAAATCACTTAAGGAGAACAGCATGGACAAATTTATGATGATGCCAAAGGGATTCATGGGCCTACCAATGGATGAAGAATTCATCACCACGGCAGAAAACAAGAAGAACACCCAGATCGTTATTGACGACTGGATGCTTGGCCCAGAGAACCCAAGCAACGAGCCAACGGCCAACAAGACCTACTGGATCGCTGTGGGCAAAGCCATGCAAGTGGACGAAAAAGAGTCTCGTCGTCGTCGCTGCTCGAACTGCGAGTACTACGACAACAGCACCATGACGCAGGCTAAGATGGAGCGCATTCCCCGCAATGATTGGGATACTGATGCTGGTTTCCGTGGTTACTGCACAAAATTCGAGTTCATTTGCCACGACCTGCGTGTCTGCCAGGCATGGGAAGAACGTGAATTTGAAATGGAAGATTGACCAAATGCTGAAATGTGGGAAAATAGAGCCGCTGAGTCTATCGGGCCACCAGCAGCTCACCCTTAACAGGAGTTGCACATGATTGGTATCGATTGGCTCAAGGAGAACCTGCAAAGGGTTTTCATGTTGCCTGCGCCAGTCGTGGAATGGCTCGTCATGGTATACGATGCCATTCAGGTGTTTGACGATGTTGCCGATGGCGACACGGTTGATCGCAAAGACCTGAATGCGACCATCTGGAACACAATGGTGGGCATGCATCAAAACCAATTTTTTATTACAAACAGCCACCACCTTGTGCCATTGCTGGCAACAGCAATCATGAAGTGGCAAGCCTCCGACCAAGCAGAGCGTGCAGGTGAGGCCGATGCCAGATCATTCGTCTGGCGAGCAGGCTACTATGACCTGATTTTGATGGCCATATCGCTTACGCATGGCCCAGGCTTTGCCACAAAAAATGCTCATCTGGTCATGGATTTATATGGCGAGAAATTTGAAGACTACATGAAGGAGTTCGGCAATGCCTGATCCAGTCACAGCCTTAGTTGTTGGTGGAAGCCAACTCATTGGAAGTTCAATGCAAGCCAGCGCTGCTGGTGAAGCCGCAGGCATTCAAGCCGGTGCAGCCCAACAAGGCATTGAAGAACAGCGCAGGCAATTCGATGCTTTGCAAACATTACTCAAGCCTTATACCGAGGCAGGTCTGCCAGCACTTGAAGCACAGCAAGCATTCCTTGGTCTCAAAGGGCCAGAAGCAGAACGTGCGGCAATTGAGCGCATCACAGGTGGTGAGACATTCCAAGCGCTTGCCGGTCAAGGCGAGGAAGCATTGCTTCAGCGTGCATCGGCCACTGGTGGCCTGCGTGGTGGAAACATCCAAGGCGCACTGGCTCAGTTTAGACCAGCATTGCTTTCCAGCCTCATTGAACAGCAATATGGCCGCTTAGGTGGTATGACACAGTTGGGTCAGCGATCTGCTGCTGGTGTTGGCGCTGCTGGCATGGAGTCAGGTGTCAATGTGGCCAATCTACTATCACAGCAAGGCGCAGCCAGAGCCGGTGGTGAACTTGGCGAGGCCAAAGCCTATGGCCAACTATTCAATTTGCCAGCTCAGTTCCTTGGTATGCAAATGGGCGCAGGCGGTAAGGCTGGCATGGGATTTGGGTTCTAAAGGATAACAACATGGCAATCATCAACCCATTCCAAGCACCAATCAACTACGCAGTCGATGTGCAAAGCCCATTTGAGGCCGCACTTGGTGGATTCAAAATTGGCGCAGCTGGTGCAGAAGCACAGGCACAAGCACAAGCACGTGAGCAGGCAATGAAAGCGCAGACAGAACTGAAAACTTTGTTCAGTAACCCCAATGCAACAGCCTCAGACTATGCGCGTGTCACAGCTTTCTTGCCTAAAGATCAGGCAGAAAGCGTGAGAAAGTCGTTTGACATGATGTCAGCTTCTCAACAGCAAAACCGACTGCAACAGTCTGGACAAGTTTATGCGGCCATGAAATCTGGCCAAACTGACATTGCAAAAAACCTGCTTAAAGAACAGGCAGACGCATTCCGCAATTCTGGCCGTGAGCAAGAAGCCAAAGCAACCGAGACCTATGTTCAACTGATTGACATGAATCCTACTGGTGCGCAGACAACCATTGGACTGATGATGGCCACACTGCCTGGTGGAAAAGAACTGCTTGAGAATGTCGACAAGACATTATCAACAGGCAGAGAAGAAGCCAAAGCGCCAGCTGCACTGCTTGAGGCAAGAGCAAAGGCTGACAAAGCCGTAGCAGATGCCACCACAGCACAGGCCACAGCCACCAATGCAGCAGAAAAAGCAGCAGCAGATGCAGCCAAAGCAACGGCAGACGCACAAAAAGCGCAGGTCGATGCCAAATTTGCAGAACAAATCACACTTGCAGACCTTAAAAAGAAAGCTGCTGATCTTGGTTTAACAAATGCACAAACTGGTTCGGCATTGGCACAAACCAAAAAACTTGGTCTGGAAAGTCAAAAAGCCGCACTCGAACTGGAAGCACTCAAATCCACTGGTGGCCTTGACCCCACCAAAACATTTGAGCAGGAAGAAAAACTGCGCAAGGAATTCCAAGGTCGCACCAAGGTGTATGGCGAACTAGGCACCACATTCAACAACATCAAGTCTTCGGCAGAAGCAAAGAACGGCCCAGGCGACATTGCACTGATCACTGGATTCATGAAAATGCTCGATCCAGGATCAGTGGTGCGTGAGACAGAATTTGCAACAGCACGCGATACCGCAGGCCTGTACGAAAGACTCCTCAACACATCACAAAAACTGCAAAGCGGTCAGCTTTTTGCGCTTGATTCAAAACAGCGCCAAGAATATGTCAATCTGGCCAAGCAATATCTTGACTCAGCCCAGAAAAAAGCAGGCGAAGACAAGACTGCGCTTGGCGTGGTAGTCAAAAACTATCGACTCAACCCAGAAAACGTGTTTGGGCCTGAGACAGCGGCAGCGCCAACTGCACCAGCAGCAAACAGCGTCACAGTCGGTGGCCAGACTTACACTCGTCCTGCGAATTTCACTGATGCTCAGTGGAACGCATACAAGCAATCCGTGGGGGCAAGATGAGTCCAGAAGAATGGTTGGCATCACAGAGTAGTCAGGCTGCACCAGCAGCTCCTGCATCTGCACCTACGGCCACAGCACCAGCTGCGGCTCCAATGTCACCTGAGCAGTGGGCGGCATCACAACCCAAAATGGGCTTCTTTGAAGGCCTAGTCGAACAGGTCACTGGCCGCGCACGCGCAACACCTGAAACTCAGGCATTGCCTGAATGGACAAGCATGCCAGAGCTGAATCAAATGAGCGTGGCATCGTTCAAGACAGCATTGGGCACACTCCTGAGCAACCCCAAGGAAACGGTGCAGATTTTGCAAGCCAACTTCCCTGGTGTTCAGATTCGCCAAGATGCTAAGGGTAACTACCTGATGCGCTCGTCGGTTGATCAAAAAGAGTATGCCATCCCGCCAGGCTTCACGATGGGTGACATTCCCCGCGCAGCTGGTGGTATTGCAGCCTTCACACCAGCAGGCCGAGCCATGACCATCCCTGGTGCGATCGTGGCTGGTGGCGCAACTCAAGCGGCCATCGAAGCAAGCCAAGCGGCAACTGG